CATAAAGAAGACGAAACCAATGGGCTGATTCTTAAACGCACCAACAACACTTTTATTTACAAACAAACCCCTTGACACTTCCGTTTTAGTGTGTACACTTCCTGTAAAGGAGATTCATTATGCAAGTCCAAGAAACGCTGGGTGTTTACGCCCTTCCCAATACCAATCCTGTACTTCCCAAGTTTGCCACCGAGCAGTCGGCGTGTTTTGATGTGTACTGCCGTTTGCATACCGATGAAGTGCTGTACTATACTGGCAATACAGGGGTAGCCGAAAAGAAGAAGGTGGATGCCACTAATGGAACCCGCCGGATTTGGGTGTTTCCTAATCAGCGCGTTTTGGTTCCCACAGGTATTGTGCTAGACATTCCCCGTGGCTTCTCTGTGCGTCTACACGCACGAAGTGGACTAGCCTTGAAGAATGGACTGGTGCTGACCAACGCTGAAGGGGTGATTGACCACGATTACACCGATGAACTCATGGTCATGGTAAGCAACATTAACTGCAAAGACGGGGCACGAGAAATACTGATTCAGGACAACACACGCATCTGTCAGGGCGAATTGGTGCGTTGCCAGCCCACAAACATTGGTTGGTGTGCTGATCGCCCCCATCGTGATACCCGTAACGGTGGATTTGGTTCCACAGGAGTAGGCGCATGACCCGAGACGAACTACTACAATTTCATGCAGAACTGTGCAAGGCTGCTCGTGACCTAATGAGTCTCAAGAACCGTGACTACGCAGGCAAGGACGGGCTTGAGCCGTTTGCCAACTTTACCCGCGTGGAAGCAATGGGCATCTGCAAGACCGAACAAGGATTCATGGTTCGTCTCACCGACAAGATGAGCCGCCTGTCGTCTTTCATCCACGCAGGCAAGATGAATGTGCAGGACGAGTCGTTCATGGACACCTGTGTGGATGTGATAAATTACATGGTGCTGCTGGCTGCGTACTTGAAAGACAAGGACTCCAAGAGTAATTAAGGATAACCGTGCTTAACATAAACATACCACATTTTTATTGCTACATGAGAAAAGAGCATATGTACCAACACAAGCATCACATTGGTGAATTTGTGAAGGTTACTGCTTTTGCTGCCCAATCAAATCCCGACAGGGCACTACTGTTTCATGTTCTAACCGATGATGGGCTTGTCCGAAGCAGAGTTCCCATTCACATGTTGTGTCACAAACAAACCGCACCACAAATGCCGTTGGACTACTTGCAGTTGTGGGACTGTTTTTCTGTGAACTGCACAGCGGTTGTTTACGATTATCTTAAAGCCTCAAGGGTGAAAACAGTTTTGAAAGATAAACAAGAACTGTGGGGCGAATACATGATGTCTTTTGATTGGTACGGCAATCCGTACAGCGACGAACCAACACAGTACAAGTGTTTACACATGTTACGGTTGGACAACGGCTGCTACACGCTACAACCAAATAATAGAATATTTTGGAAACACATGTCGTTTGTTACTACTCCTTTCCCCACAAATCCAGACTTTAAAGTTGACGATAAAGTGTTCCGATGCGAAGCCGCCAGTGACCGTTGGGTGATTGAGGGAGACGATGACTCGTATTATTACAATTTAAAAAATGAAAACGCCAATTATAATATTGAAAGACCGCAATAACGGCTTGACACAAATATAGGGTGGTGTATACTAGGGGTATGATTCGCCACCTCGGCTACGCCTGTCAAAACCTGTCCCTTGCACGGGGACGCAAGCCCAAAGATCGGTACTTTACCGACCGCACACTTCGTATGGACAGATTTACGCTTGGGCGGGCGGGTGAACTTGCCGTTCGCAATACCGAAGACCTTTTGCCTATTCTGCAATGGAATGCCGCAAATGGAATTCGGTTCTTCCGTATTGGGAGCGGTGTGTTTCCGTTCATGGATCACCCCACACTACAGTACGGGCTGCACGATTTGGACACACACCACCACGAAGCGGTCGTGGCTAACCTTGCTGCCGCAGGGCAGTACGCCAAGAGCCAAGGCATGAGGCTGTCGTGTCATCCCGGCCCTTATACCTGCTTGGCTTCACCCGATCACGACATAGCAGACAAGAGCATTCTGTGTTTAGAGATGCACTCGCTGCTTGCGGACTTGTTGGGTTACGGTGACGAGTTTGCCATTAATATTCATGTGGGTGGCACTTACGGTGAAAAGACTGATGCGGCTAAACGGTTTGTGGATCGGTTCAATCGGTTGCCTGCCCGTGTGCAGAACCGCCTGACTGTGGAGAACGATGACAAGCCGTCCATGTGGAGCATGAGCGATCTGTACGAAATCCTGTGGTCGCGTTGTGACCGCTTGAAGTTGGTGTTGGATGTGCATCACCACCGCTTCTGTCAGCGGGAAAGCGTTGAAGACGCTGCCAAGATGGCATTCAGTACTTGGGACGGGTTCTGTGAAATTCCTAAAGTGCATTATTCGGAATCTCGTGATGGTGCGCGTCCCCAAGCCCATTCAGACTACATACAGGGAGAGATACCACTTCTTGACACCGTGCGTGAGTACGATGTCATGCTTGAAGCCAAAGCCAAAGACTTGGCACTACTTGAATGCCGTGAAAGGATTCTCGCGTGATTGCTGCTGTAATTATGAGTGCTGTTTTAAGCGTTCCGCCTACTGTTCCCACCAACCGCCTGTTGGATGCCATGTACACCGTGGAGTCCTCGCGTGGCAAGGTATTGGTTGGTGACGGGGGCAAGGCAATTGGCCCCTATCAGATTTGGTACTCGTATTGGCAGGACGCTGTGGAGTACGATCCGTCTATTGGCGGCGTGTACCGTGACTGTATGGACAAGGCGTACTCTGAACGGATTGTGTGGGCGTATTGGTGTCGATATGCACCACAGGGCGCAAGCATTCAAGACTTGGCTCGCATCCACAACGGCGGCTCTCGTGGGTACAAGAATCCAAAGACTCTAAAGTATTGGGATAGAATCAAAAAAGCACTAAAGTAATGGCATTCAACAAGAACAAGAATCCAAAACTTGTTTATGGCGTTGGTGTGAACGACGCAGCGTATCCTATTTCTTCCAAAAAGAATGGAAAGCAAATACTGTGTCCAATCTATAGCACATGGAAAGGAATGTTTGATCGTTGTTACGGGCAAAAGACTGATGGTCGTAATAAGACATACATCGGTTGTTCTGTTTCATCAGAGTGGATACACTTTTCAAAATTCTCAACTTGGGTTACTGCCCAACTGTATTGGGGTGATGACGAAGTGGAATTGGATAAGGATTTGCTTGTTGAAGGAAATACTGTTTACTCATCAGAAACCTGTTTGATTGTTCCAAAGGTCGTAAATAATTTCTTTCCACAAAATATAACCGAAGATATTGGTGTTACATATTTTCCAAACCGTAAAAAGCCGTGGAGAGCAAAATGTGGTTGTGGAAAAAGAAATGATAAGTGGGTTGTATATTTTGCGACCAAAAAAGAAGCACAACACGCCTATCTACAAGAGAAGACAGAAAAGGCAAACACCATAGCCAAGACTTTGAAAGATAAAAAGGTAAAAGATGCCTTTTTGAATCGCTTGGAATGGTTTAGAACAAAGATGATGAATTTGGTATGAACGAAACAGAAAACCCGTGCCTACGGGAATACAACAAAGATCACTGCTGGCAGTACGATATTCGTCTCCGTAACCGCGAAGACGATCTACAAGCCGCATGTCTAACCGAAACTGCTGCACAGGCACTTCGGGTTTCTGATTTTGTATTCCGTCCGTTGGATACTCCTGAAGATCGTGCGGAAGCAGTAGCGTTTATCAAGCGGCACGAGTGGTTGGGAAACCTGTCACAGTACACTACCCATTGGTTTGGTGCGTATTACCACGATCCCCATCAGGGGTTGGTAGGCAAAGACATCATGGCAGGGGTGATTCTGATGAATATGCCCAACGCATTTTCCAAACTGCTTGGCGAAGACACCAAAACCATTGAGCGGTTGGTGAGTCGTGGTGCGTGTGTGTCATGGAGTCCCAAGAATCTTGCAAGTTCGTTTCTAATGTGGTGCTGCGGGTGGATGGTAAAGCACACACAGTACCGCTTGTTTACCGCGTACTCTGACCCCACCGCAAAAGAGTTGGGAACCATTTACCAAGCGTGTAACTGGTACTACTTGGGGCAAGAGTCGGGAACCACCACACGGTATATCAATCCGTACACAGGCAGGGTTGTGAGCGACCGATTCTTCCGTGTGCGTAGTGCGTACAAGAAATACGCCAAAGAGTTGGGCATCAAGTGGGAGCGAGATTGGAACAACGATCAGCGTATGCTGTGGGAGAATGTGCCTGCGGAAGTGGAAGCACAACTCCGTGCCCACAGCAAAAAGAAGCAGAGCGAATCCCAAAAGATTCAGATGCCCAGCAAGCACAAGTACGCTTTTGTGTTGGGTGCAACCAAAGCCGAAACTAAAAAGTTGAGACGGGAGTTTACTACTCGCAATCCACCCAAACCGTATCCAAAGGAAAGGGGGAAGTGATATGTTTGATAAGAAAAAATGGCGAGAGGATAACAAAGAAAAACAAGCACAAGAATTGGAGTGACTAAATGGCTAGCAAGTACAAAGGTAACAATCATTTGATTTTTGGGGTAGGTATCAATGACCTACCGAATGAACCCACTAGGGGGATAGTGAACGGCAAACGGTGGAACTGTCCAAAATATGCTATATGGAAGGATATTCTTAGAAGATGTTACCGCCAAGATGGGTATAGATTTGTAGCATACAAAGGAGTCACGGTTTGCCCCGATTGGATTTACCGTTCAAAGTTTAATGAATGGTTGAATAGCCAACCTCAAAACAATTGGCAAGACCTTCAGATTGACAAAGACCTGTTGGTAAAGGGCAACAAGGTTTACGGTTCTGATACCTGTTGCTTTTTGACTGGTCGGGAGAATCTTATTTTTCGCCCACATTCAACTAAACTAGGAAGTGTTTCTCGTATACACCAATGCCCTAAAAGACCTTGGCGTGGTCGGAAAAATATTGGGGTGGTTAAATATGTCGGTTACTTCTCAACCAAAGAGGAAGCAGAGTTTGTAGCCATGCGAGAGTCCATACCGCATGTTATTGAAATTGCAAACGCCAATCCCCACCAGTTTATCCGCGATGCCATGTACCGATGGATAGACGATTGGAAGTCTCAATTACTATTGTTGGAATCAGCATTTCAAAAACTTGGAGAACAAAATAATGGAACCCTACAAGACCACCTCTGCTGATAGCACAGCAGACACAAACAAGCCATTCGGATATTCGTACTACTTGGACATGTACAGTTGTCGCGTTGGAGCAGCCGATGACTTGGAACTCCACTACCGCTTTCTTGAGCGGGTTGTGGACAAAATTGGCATGACCCGCATGAGCCAACCTGTGGTGATGCACGGCCCAACCAACCACGGCACAGAACTGTATCCTGACAAGGCAGGGGTGAGCGGTTGGGTTCCACTCATTGAGAGCGGCATCCAAATCCACTCAATGGAACCAAAGCGATTTATTACGCTTGATGTGTACTCGTGCAACAAGTTTGACAAGGGTATCATCTTGGAGTATGCTAGAGAGTGCTTTGGCTTTGAGCAGCATGAAGAAAACTTCTTTGTGCGTGGTAAGTTCTACGGGGATATTATGTGAAGAATCCATATTTAAAATCTATGGGATTTAAAAATCAACAATTACTCCGTAAGTGGTTGACTGCAAAAGATATCATTTCTCCTAATTGGAAACTAGTAGAAGAAAGAAATGAAAGACTAAAGACAATTTTTTCTACAATCAATAAGACTCTTCCAGTTCAATATAATGGAGATATAGCACAAGATATACAAAGTACATACGAAAGCATAAGATCCAATGGTCTATTGCTCAAAATGAATAATAATGGAAGATCAATTGAAGATGTATATTACAATTGGATGCAAGGATACATTTGTGAAAAGGTGTTTGTCCCATTCATATGTGAACAGTTGATGATAGATGGCTTGAATCGCAATGGAAAAGACGATATCTCTAATTGGAAATCATTTAAGAGACAAGGTGATGCTGATCTGATAAATCAAGATAAAAAGATAATGGTAGAAGTCCAATGCGGTACACATACGGGAAAATGCCATATCAAGAAACATAAAGTTGATACAGCACTAAAGCAAACAAACTACACCACATATGTTTTTTCTGTTCGCTTGATGTACGGAACATGGTGTTTGATAAACCTAAACAAACTTTCGGAGTCGGGAGTAGTATTTTACAAAAACGAATTATGGGAAAATTGTTTATGCTGGGACATTCCAGATGATCTATACTCTCCTTATTATGGACTTTCTCATTTCTTAAATCTATTATGAACACACACCGCATCATTCTTGGCGACTGCATTGAGGGCATGAAGACGCTGCCCGATGGCTGCGTTCAAACCATTATTACTTCACCCCCGTACTACGGGCTTCGTGATTACGACGGTGGTGATGCAGAGATTGGTGGCGAAGAAACCCCTGACCAGTATGTACAGAAAATGGTGGAGGTGTTCCGCGAGGCTCGTCGTATTCTTCGGGATGACGGTACGCTATGGCTAAACCTTGGCGATTCGTATGCCACCACAAGCGGAGGCATGGAGCAGTTGCGTAAGATGGGTGAAGACACTCCTGCATACGGCAAGGTCAAGTACGCTGACGGCTACAAGGGTGTGAGCCAAAAGGGCAAGGCAGGAGCCAAGCGTGAAGGGCTAAAGCACAAGGACTTGATTGGTATTCCGTGGCGAGTGGCTCTTGCTCTACAGGCTGACGGATGGTATTTGCGTCAAGACATTATTTGGAACAAGCCCAATCCCATGCCCGAGAGTGTGACCGACCGCTGCACCAAGTCGCATGAGTACATTTTCATGTTGACCAAACAGCCCAAGTACTACTACGATCACGAGGCTGTCAAGGAAGACGCTGTGGGCAAGCCACACGCACCGGGCAACAAGAACCGCACACAACCGCAAGACAAGGGCGCACGCGATCCTGCACTAGAACCTGATCGGGTGTGGGCGGCAGATGGCAAGCGAAACAAGCGTTCGGTGTGGACGGTGACTACCAAGGCGTACAAGGGCGCACACTTTGCCACTTACCCAAAGGACTTGATCCAACCGTGTGTACTGGCAGGATGCCCTGTGGGTGGCACGGTGTTTGATCCGTTCACAGGCAGCGGCACAACTGCTGTGGTGGCATTGACTCACGGACGAAACTATATCGGCACAGAACTAAATCCTGAATATGTGAAACTGGCAGAGGCACGAATTGCTCAAGAAGTCCCTAATACTTTAGAAGGAGTATTTGAATGAAAAAGAAACTAAAGCCAATTGGAAAATGGGTACTAGTCGCAACCAAACTGGGTGGACAAAAGACCACCGAAGCAGGAATCATTTATACAGAAAAGGTTACTTGTAAAATGGTTTGGGGTGAAGTTGTGGATATCAGCCCTGATCTGACCGAGGACATTAAAATAGGCGACAAGGTGATGTGGGACTTGACAAAGAACCTTGGTCGCGGGTATGATGGCAAGGACTTGGTGCATCAGGACTGGATCGCAATGGTGGAGAGATAATGGACTTCTATACAAGCGTTGATCTTCGTGGCAAGAATGTGCTGTATCGCGGATGGCGAAACGGGTGTCGTGTACACGAAGCGGTTCCGTTCTGCCCAACGCTGTATATCAAGTCCAAGCAGCCCACAGGGCTAACAACCATCTACGGCAACCCCGTGGAACCCATAGACTTTGAAAGCGTGAATGACGCTCGTGAATTCATTGACAAGTACAAGGATGTCAGCAACTTTGAGGTGTACGGCAACACAGGTTTCGTATATCAGTACTTGTATAAAGAGTTTCCACACGAAGTGGAGTACGATTTCTCCCGTCTGCGTGTAGCCTTCTTGGATATTGAGACTTCGTGTGACGGCGGATTCCCGTCTGTGGATTCGCCCACCGAACGCATTATTGCCATCACGCTGACTGTGGGCAAGAACACCTATGTGCTTGGGCTTGGAGACTTCTCTCTTGAAGGCGTGGAAGCAGAGTGCTTTGCAGACGAAGAAAGCCTGCTGCGACGATTCGTGGAGATTTGGAAGCACGAAGACCCTGACATTGTGACAGGATGGAATATTCGCTTCTTTGATATTCCGTACTTGGTGGCTCGCATGAATTGGATTGCCGAAGAGTGGGGCAATGCCCTGTCGCCGTGGGGGCGGTTGCGTGAAATGACCGTGAACCGAATGGGACGCGACCAAAAGGTGTTTACCATTGCAGGTATTTCCACCCTTGACTATTTGGAACTGTACATGAAGTTCACCTATGTCAAGCAGGAGTCGTACTCCCTGAACCATGTGTGTTCGGTTGAACTGGGTGAGGAAAAGGTTTCGTATAACGAGTACGATACCCTTCAGGAGTTCTACACACAGAACTTTCAAAAGTTCATGGAGTACAACTACAAGGATGTGGAACTGGTTGCCAAACTGGAAGAGAAACTAAAACTACTTGATCTTGCTGTGGCACTAGCGTATTCTGCCCGTGTAAACTTTGAAGATGTGTTCTCCCAAGTCCGTACATGGGATGCCATTATTCACCATCACTTGATGAGCAAGGGCATGGTGGTTCCGCAGAAGCGTGAAGCAGAAAAGAAGGAACAGTACGCGGGTGCGTATGTGAAAGACCCCCTTGTGGGAATGCACGATTGGGTGGTGAGTTTTGACTTGAACTCTCTGTATCCCCACCTTATCATGCAGTACAATATTTCACCTGAAACCAAAGACACCAATCCCATATGGAAGCGAAATTTGGTTTCGCCTGATTCCATCTTGAGCAGGAATCGTGGTGAAGTGGTCAAGACATTTATTGATCCTGCTGAATACTTGAACGATGCCAAGACGCACAATCTGTCGGTTGCAGCAAACGGCGTAGCGTTCCGCAAGGATCGTCACGGCTTCCTGCCTGAACTCATGGAAATCATGTACGAGGAACGCAAGCGGTACAAGGAACTCATGTTGGGCAAGCAGAAGGAATTGGAAGCACTTCCGCCTGATGCTCCCGCAAGCAAGCGCAAAGCCATTGAGTACGAGATTTCCAAGTACAAGAACTTTCAGATGGTGCGAAAGATTCAGTTGAACTCCGCATACGGAGCCATTGGAAACGAGTACTTCCGGTTCTTTGATGTGGCACTTGCAGAGGCTATCACCCTGTCAGGGCAGTTGAGTATTCAATGGATCGGTGAAGCACTCAATCGGTATCTAAACAAACTTTTCAAGACCACAGGCGAAGACTATGTGATTGCCAGCGATACCGATTCCGTGTATCTGAAACTTGGTCAGGCAGTACGGCAAGGCTTCAAGACCGAACCCGAACCCGAAAAGGTTGTGCCGTTCTTGGACAAGTTCTGTGAGCGTGTGCTGCAACCGTTCATTGACAAGGAGTTTGCAGAGTTGGCTAGCGTGACCAATGCGTATGCCAACAAGATGTTCATGGGGCGAGAAGTAATTGCACAGAAGGGCGTGTGGACTGCCAAGAAGCGGTATATGTTGTCGGTGTGGAACAGCGAAGGCGTGCAGTACAAGACTCCCAAGTTCAAGATCATGGGTATTGAAACCACGCGGTCCAGCACTCCTGCGTTTGTGCGTAAGGTGCTGAAGACTGCAATTGAAATGGTGCTGCTAAAGGACGAGTCCACGCTACAGGATTTTGTGAAAACTACCCGTGAAAAATTCAAGGCATTGCCCCCTGAATCAATGGCATTCCCCCGTTCAGTAAACGGAATGGGTCAATACAAGGACTCACAAACCGTATATCGTAAATCCACACCTATTGCGGTCAAGGCTGCACTGCTCCACAACCACTTGGTGCGGAAGCACAAGTTGGACAAGAAGTACAGGATTATTGGTGAGGGAGAAAAGATTAAGTTTATCTATTTGAAGACTCCCAATCCTATACACGAGCATGTGATTGGTTTCACAAATTCCTTGCCCGCAGAATTTGAACTAACAAAATATGTGGACTGGCAAATGCAATTTGACAAATCGTTTATTGAACCGCTCCGCAGTATTACAAATGCTGTGGGATGGAAAACTGAACAACAGAATACTTTAGGCTCGCTTTTCGTTTGATTCGTTGATAGATACTGTGCTCTACTATAACCCCTTACAATGGAGATTTACAAATGGCAACACTAATTTTGAAGATGCGTAGCGGTGAAGAGATTATTGCAAAGGTGACTGAAAAGTTTACTGGTGAGAACATTACTGGATATCATCTAAAGAATCCGTGCATGTTGATTCCTGTTCCCGGTCGCAACGGTCAGGGTGCTAGCCTTGCCATCGTGCCGTGGATGGCTTCGATCAAGCAGGATCAGGGTTTTGAAATTCCCAAGGATGCCGTGCTGTTTACCGCAGAACCAATGGACGATCTAGCCAACGAGTTCAGCAGTGCTTTTGGTTCAGGACTCGTGATTCCTAGCAAGGAGATGGCGATTCCCTCGCTCAAGTTGACTACTTGAGATGGCAATTATTGAATTAAATAAGCAGTACCTTTGCAACCTCCTTCGTGAGAGGAAGGAGTGGTTGCAAAATGAAGTAAAGAGATTGATGCTTGACAAAGCGTCGTCTTCTGTTATGATTGAGCAGTACATCGGTGAGATGGAAACTATTGACACACAACGAAAGGCATTAGGCAAATGAATCTAAAGGACATTCTAAAGGCATCAGGCAACAAGTACGGCAAGATTGCAATTGAAGGGCTGGACGGAAGCGATACCCAATCGTACATTTCCACAGGCTCGTATTCGTTTAACGCTTTGGTGAGTGGTTCGCTGTACGGTGGTCTGCCTGACAACAAGATTGTAGCCCTTGCAGGCGAGCAAGCCACAGGCAAGACCTACTTTGCCCTGAATGTGGTTCGTGAGTTCCTGAATGTAGACGAGTCTAGCATGGTGATATACTTTGATTCCGAGCAGTCCATCACTAGCGAAATGCTAGAGTCTCGTGGCATTGATAGGCAGCGGGTTGCGGTTCTGCCTGTGGCTACTGTGGAAGAGTTCCGTCACCAGTGCATTTCATCCATTGACAAGTATCTGGAAACCGATGAAGCCAAGCGTCCACGCATGATGATTGTACTTGACTCGCTAGGTATGTTGAGCACTGAAAAAGAAATGAACGACACCGCAGAAGGCAAGAACACCCGTGATATGACCCGTGCACAGGTGGTCAAGGCTGCGTTTCGTGTGCTTACCATCAAGTTGGGGCACGCTCGTATTCCCATGATTATGACCAACCACACCTACGATGTGGTGGGTGCGTATGTGCCAACCAAG